TCTGCATTCTTCCAGTAACCTTCGTAATTCTCAACGTATTCCATCTGAGGTTGGTTAGCAAAGATGTTTTGCTTACCATACTCAGTAACTGTGTTACGTCTTGCTACTGATTGTGTCATGCTGTTAACTTATGTTAAGTAACGTTACATAATTATATAGCAAAGGTTAAATTTCTGTCAACCCCTATCAGGGTGGGTTACCACCAATTAGACATCGTTATTCATGTCATCAGGAAAAGTTATCACGTCAGATGACAGTCCAGCAGCGTAGTCTGCACCGAATGTTACTGTGCCATTAGAAATATCATCTGTATTGATAGTGATGTCATCATTAAATGTGATAGCATCTCCTAACGTAGTGTCAGGTACAAATGTTATTCCTGTATCAGTATGCTTTACTCTTCCACCTACAGACTTAAGGTTACTATATGCTGCAAGAATATCTTCTAGGACATTCTCCTCAAAGTCACCATCTAATGCTGCTGTAAGTGCTTCCTTTGCTGCTGCGATAGCAGTCTCTAGTTTGCCATGTAATCCACAAGTCATTGTCTTGATCTCCGTAATGTGTGTAGGTGTTCTATGATGTCATCTCTGATCCACATCAATTCATTATAGCACTTCTGGTTGTGAGCACAAGTGCGTAGTGATGTGTCTGGTTTATGGACGGACTCAATAAAAATATCGAGTGCACGATTCCACAACTCATCCTGAGTTTCTTTCGGGATTGCCCCTTGGTCTTGCATTGCTAGTCGATACTGTTGTAAAAGGTACGGGTATTGGTTATCACTCATATAAAGGAGAACCATCCAGTAATGATCTGCTTTTCAGATGTATGACTGACCCTCCCACGATGGAAGTGAGTCCAATCTGCGGGCCAGATCACAGTATAACCCTTCTTTGCTGGAATGTAAAGGTCTTGATGATACCATTCAGTCCCACCGTCAGGAACATCGTTAAGGTATGTCATAAAGACTAGGTGTCTGTGTGCATTACCAGGTAAAGCACTGAGTCTCTCAGTATGCCACTGTTTAAACCCACCACCTACAGGATAGCATTGGAGACTCATAGGTTCAACAATTTGAAACCTAGATGTCTCACAGAAAGGGAAGGTCTCAATGTAATCATTAAGCACCCCCTGTAATGCCTGTATATAATCCTGTACCATAGGCATTCCTATCTGGTGGGGTATATGGACATCCATAGAGTCTTTAAACTCTTTGTTGACTGCTATATCACCAGCATCATACACCTGTCCTGGTGTAACAGGTAAGAATCTCTGGTTGTCCCAGAAATCCATAAGACCATCACATATATCAGGGTCTATCTCTCTACCCCAAATAAAATCAGTCCGTTTCTGTGCCATCCTACCCTTGTAGATGGTGATATCTCCATCAGTCTTTATATTATTCTCACTCATGACTGCATACCATCACCATAACGTTTGTCTATAAGTCTCCTGACAATAGGATCACCTTGCCACAACTGATACTTAACTACATCAGTATGTCCTCTTAAATTATATGATATGACAGTCCTAGGCACTCGTGAAGCATTAGGTAGTGCTTCATGTGCAATAGTTGAAGGGAAGAGTACCATGTCACCCTCCTTAACTGGTGGTTGGTATGCTTCTAGGTTACCATTCCAAGGGTTATTGAATGGTGAAAAGAATTGTGTTGCAGTATGTATCTGAGGATTGAAATCAACATATATTACTGACGACCACCCACTGTGTCCATGATTGTGTAGACCATGTGAGGATCCATACTCCTCTGTTTGGTACCACATGTCAGTAAACTCTACTCTCCTCTGGTCAGTAAAGTCCTGAAGATATGGTTTGATAATATCAATTACTACTGGTGCATAGTCAGGTAAAGTATCGTTACCCACCTCTGCATTCTTATAAAAATCTGTGTAAAGACCTGTGATACTGTCATCACTGATCTCATAGTGCTCTTGCTTATGGTTAGGTAGAGCAGCCATTATCTTTTGTTTATTCTCTGCCCAGTTTTCAATCTCATAATGAATGATTGGCACTGAGAACATTGTGTATACACTCATGCTCTAAATTTTATTGCTAATGTAAATCTATACTTGGGACCAGCGAATGACTGCTGTCTTGCTGCGTGTGGTGTGGTGGAATCAAATACAATAATTCTACCAGGCACAAAGGGTGTTATGTATTCTATATTCTTACACTTAGGACATAGGAATATAGTTTCACCACCCCAATCGTTATTCCATTCCTCATTGATATAGTATAGCAGAGTTTTGTCACCCTTGCTACCACTATCGGTATGGACACGAGGTGTTTCACTATGTATGCCCATGTTGATGTAGGCTCTCTCTATATTATGAGGCACCTTTCCCTCTAGGTATTCTACTACCTCATCAGTAAAGAAATAGGACTCCAACCAATGCTCATCAACATAGCATATAGGTTTAGAGTCCTGTATATTCTGGACATCTTGTATGTTACCACCAGTAAGAGTATATGGTAGAGTGCATGCTTGTACATACAACCCAGTCATATGTGATTTACCTAGTAGGTCATCTACTGGTTGAAATTTCTGATGAACCATTCTGCATCGACAACAACTAAAGGTTTCTTTCTATTCTTCTTCATGAAGAGGATAGGTTGGTGGTCTCCAGAGTTAGCACATGCCTGATCGTATGCATCATACACGTTTAACTTCTCTTGATTCTTACATTCTATACTAAAGGGAAACTTTTGTCTAGCATCACGAGCCATAATCAAGTCTTCGCCACCCGCCCCCATACTCCTCGACTCTATGTCCTCTGGGTGAATATTCCTCTGCTCTATCAGTTGGTCTCGCACCCACTGCTGAAAGAGTCTTCCTTTCGCCTTTGCTGATTGGGGTCTCATAATTATCTATTACTGTAGGTACTATAGCATACTCCATCAGTTGAATGCGTCTGGTTAATGTCTCGACACTATCGTCAGGTAGTATAGGCACTTCCCTCTGTAGTATTATCTCTCCACCATCCAACTCTTCATTCACATAATGAACTGTGCATCCTGTTACCGTGTCACCACTATCTAGGGCCTGTTCAACTGCATGTAATCCTTTATACTTTGGTAGTAGGGATGGGTGTACATTAATAATAGGGCAATGAAATGCTGAAGGGTTCTTCAGGATTCTCATATACCCTGCTAATACTATTAGATCTACATTCCACGCACGAAAGAGATGAATCATTTCATCCTCATTGGTGTGCTTAACTCTTACGTGTGGGATCCCATACTTTGCTGCTCTTTTCTGTGCTCCGCACTCTTTCTTATCATGTATCATCAGCACTACTTCGTGCTTGTTACATGTCAATACAATATTTTCAAAGTTGGTGCCCTTGCCTGAGCACATAACGCCTATGCGTTTACGCTTTGAAGTCGTCATAGTTTGGTTTCCCTAGAGTTTTATATTCAAGTTGCTTTTTCAAGAAGAGTATCTCCTCCTGATATGCTTTCGCCTCTGCTTCTAGTTCCTCGATGTGATCTTGGTAGACTGTTAACATATGCTCCAGTTGATTTACTTTTAACTCTAAATCCCAGTCCATAATGGTGGACTCCTTAGTGGTATTTAGTCCCTGCGATATTCAGGTTCGGGTTCATTGATACGATGTGCAAACTTTTCGTAATCAAAATAAGATGTGTAATTCATCTTACCTTCACGTTCATCTAGCACTTCATTCATTAGGATCTTTAACTCCTTTACATACTCAGGGGTGAATAACCTCCGAGGCACAACCATCATAGGCTTATGTTTCTGTGGTGTCAACCTACCCTTATAGTTTGGGTCAACAGGCCCTGACATGCCTTGCGTATCTATCTTACTCATTGGTTATGAAGCTCCCTTGCGTTACCACAACGGTTTGCACTTGGTATCTGTGCATCAAATATTTTATTAGCGAACACTTGATTGTCTGCCTCAACTATAGTCTTATGGTACTTGGTACCAGTAGTGGGCAGACGGTATGTTATCTCAAATTTTTTCATAAAAAATGGGGACGTTAGTCCCCACTATTTATTCTGTTAAGAGCAAGGCACTGCCCCTGTCTTAACTTTAAGTCCACGATACATTAGTTCGTGACGCTGACGCTGTGCATTCTCTGTGAGAACTTTAGCGTTGTACTCGTCAGAGTCATACTCGACTCCACGATAAGTGACTTTTGCCATTGGATTTTCCTCTGGATAGGGTGGATAAGACCCCGTTCCTTCAGTCGTCTTTTGCGTCCCACTCACAGTGAGCTGTTTCTCCCATCACTACGCTGATCATCTCAGCTCGTGTCTCTTCCTCTATCTTATACTCATTCATCTTATCTAAAAGACTCTGAGCTTCAATACAGGAGAAGGCGGTTGCTATAACTGCTAGGTGAAACATGGGATGAACGATGTCCGTTCCGAGTCGGCTTACTTGCGGCCCTTTTGGGCTGAACGTATAGGTATGTTAGCATACCCTTACTATTTATGCAATTAAAATGTATTTCTTGATACATTTCTTAATCAGTCTGACCAGGCTTCTTCGTATTGATCCTGTCTCTCTTCCGTAACACTGTTCCAGGTTTCCTCAGCTCTCTCTTCAGGGATCGAAGGAAAGATAAGTGGTCCTTGGTACCATACTTCGGGTCTTTCAGCGAACGGATCACTCTCTCTTGTGGAGTTAACCATCTCCTCATCTCGTTTGTTAAACCATGAATCTCTAACCTTCCGCAAGAGGTTAGAGCTTAAATCCACTAAAGGTATCAGATTCGACATCTTGTTTAATCCCTCCAACGATATAAGACTCAATCTCAGTTTCCTGAGGTGCATTCTGCTGACCTTTACTATTTAGCCAGTGTTCTGTCCACGGTAATGGATTATTCTTTGCGGATATATCGTAGATAGGATCGATACCTATCGCTTTCATTCTTTTGTTAGCGATCCACTCAACATACTGACACAGTAATCTCTCATTGAGTCCAATTATACTTCCTTGAGAGAAGAGGTACCTTGCCCAGTCCTTCTCTTCTTCTACTGCTGATTTAAACATCTCAATAACATTCTCTTTCTCTTCCAATCCTATCTCTTGCATGACAGGATCGTCACCTTTACGCCACTTGTATATTATCTTTTGCGTGAGTGCGAGGTGTTGAGACTCGTCTCTTGCAATGAGGGAGATGATCTTAGCAGATCCTTCCATAAGTTTAAGTTCGCCAAATGCAAAACTGCAAGCAAAACTAACGTAAAAACGTATACCTTCGAGAATGTTGACATTTAATATAGCTCTGTATAAGGATCTCTTTAGATCTTTTAATGTCCATGAATGACTTGGTGAAGACCGTGCACCTGGTGCCCACATGTTACCAGTCGAATACTGTGAAGCATACTCAATGAAATCATTGTATGCTTTGGTAACTGACTCAGCACGAGCCATGATCTTGTCATCCTCTAACACGCTGTCGAATACTTCAGACGGATCAGCGTATATGTTCTTGATTATGTGAGTGTAGGAGCGACTGTGTATCTGCTCCATAAATTCCCAGACACCCATACAACCTTCCAACTCTGGTAGAGAGCAGTAAGGACTGAATGCCATACCTGGACCACGACCTTGGACTGAATCCAATAAGATCTGGTACTTCAGGTTACTAGTATATATGTGCTTCTGTTGATCAGAGAGAGTCTTATAGTCTCCTCTGTCCTTTTGAAGCGAGACCTCTTCAGGTCTCCAGAAGTATCCTAACTGTGTCTGAGTTAGTTTATCGAAATCAGGATACTTATACTGGTCATACCTCTGCATACCGAGAGGTTTACCAAAGAACATGGGTTGCTTAGTAGTATCTACTTTATCAGAATTAAATACACTTAGTCCCATTTTTTTAACGACTCCTTTAATGATGATTGACAGTTAGGTGGCTCTGGGTCTTTGTAACCCTTCATTTTTTTCCATTTATTATGGAGGGCACCCATCATCCATGACTGTGCAAGGCTATGGGGACCATTTTCAAGAAGATCTAGCTCATACTTACTAGAAGTATAGCCCTTGTATTCTTCTCTCCAATTAGAGTCGTCGTAATCTTTTGTCATCCCTTACCTCTGAGTGTGTTCCAGAATATTTTCCACACTGACTTACCAGCATCACCTTGAATCTCGTCAAACATATACATGTTAAGACGGAAAGCATAGTTTGCTTCAGTAATTAAAGCATTCTTCTGCTGCTCATCAAAGTTCAAACCATCTAGCACTGTGCGATACTCAGTCTTCCATGCCTTAGCATCCTCAATACGAGGGAAGTCATAGAAGTGCAGACCTTCACCCACAGGTGGAGTGAGTGCCTTCTGAGCAATACCTTTTAGTATCTGTCCACCAGACAGGTCACCTATGTAACGTGTATAGTGGTGTGCTATGAGTAAGTATGGATCATTCTCAGCAACCTCATTGATCCTATAACAGTATGTGTTACAGGCTTCAGAAGGTACTGCCTTCTCTCTCCACATAGGACCATAGTAGTATCTAAGATCCCTTGTAAGAAAGGAGGTACGATTTAGTATAACAGACCATCGCTTCAGATTTTTAACGTATGGGTCAGTTGATGAACTGACACACTCTTCCATCGTGCTATACACATAGTAGAAGTTACTCAGTAACTTAGCATACTCCTCTGGATCTAACACACCCTTAAGGAATTGAGATACAAATTTAGTATTCTCTGCTGCGTTGTGGGACTTCTTAGTCCCTTCCTTTAACTCTTTACTAAACATTACATGCCTCACATTCTGATTCATCTGCTTCCATCAACTCATCTATTAAAGCATTAATATCATTAGGACCATCTCCTTTATACTCATGCCATCCTATTGAGTGTGCTGGCTCATCTATATCCTTCTTAGCATCATATGTATTCTGATAGTAAGAGGTCTTCCATCCCATCTTATAGGTGGTTAAAAGATCCTGTGCCATTACTGATACTGGAACTTCATTATCAGGATAATGCTCTGGATTATAGGACCAGTTACCACTAATTGCTTGGTCAAAGAACTTCTGCATCACTGCTACTACATTTATATACCCTTCGTTACTAGGCATATCCCA